CTCTCTTTGATCCTCCACGCTACCATCAATAACATCCGGTATGATAGCCCAATTTGCACCATATAACTTGTCGTCTAGCCACTTTATGTAACCGTCCTTGTTGAAAGGTTTACCTTTTGTGTAGGCCGAGAAAGCCCCATTGTCCCACATGATACTTTGTGCATTTCTTATACACCAGTCTGCATCCCAAGGGTGGGCAAAAGAAACACAAAAGTGTTTTCCAGATAGTTTTTCAAGCTCCTGTCTGGGACTTATCGGTGTTCCGTGATAATGTAGCATACTTCCTCCAAGCATAAAGTGCTGCAACTACAGCAAAAGTTGCATAAAGTTTACCAACAACATTACCAGAAGAAAACTCTAGAGAACCGAAAGCAATATAGACAAAAAGAATGCTGTCTACAATAGCCCCAACGATACCAGAAACTAAAACTGCCAGAGCACGGCCTGATTTACGGAGTGGCGTATATACCGCAAGGTCAAACATCTCCGCAGTAAAGAACGCCACCGCACTTGCGACTGCAATAAATGGGTCAGCCACAAGCCAAGAAACGACTGCACCGACAGAAACAGCAAAGGCAGACCACTTCCAGTTAGTGAGTTCCTGTAACCAGTCTCGTAATACTAGCGCAAGGCCAATCATCAAGACCCCACTTGGGGCCATAAGACCAAAACCAACAGGTATCAAACAAGGGCCATTTTCTAAGCAAACAGCTCCAAAATTACCAATCAGAAAATTGGCTGCGGGCACTGTAAGCATAAACAGTAAGAAGGCAAGATATTTCATACTAGATCTCCTAAATCAACTTTAGGGTAGTCAGGGTTTTTGACGATCTTGCCATCAGATCGACGTTTAATCGACCCATCAGGTTGGATACAACGACCAAGATTGTTCTCATGCACACGAATAACCGCTTCAGTTAGGTTCCACCCAGCAGCATTCGCATACCCATACACCACATACACAAGGTCCGCCAGTTCTTTTAATTGTTGCTCTTTCGTATTGTGAAGGTATTCGGAACGCCATTCATCAAACTCCTCTTGCATCAGGGAGGCATACAACCCACAATTAGGAACCTGAGATAGCACCTTGGAGAATTGTTTTACCATCTCCATAGGGTCACTCATTACACTGTCTTCTGGGCCATAGTAGGCAAAGCCCATATCCTCTATGTCACGTTGGGTAATCATATAAGTCTCCCATAAAACTCAGTAGGTTTGATTTTGTTGTCAGTCCCGTTAAACAAATACCAGCAGCAATTATCTTTACCAGTGCTACTACTATCCTCAATCCACTTAACACGACCAACACTGACAATCTTGTTACAATAGGTCATGTATGTAGCAGACTGTTTCGTGTGCATCCAGTCAGCATCAAACAATAGCCACATAGGTGCAACATCTAACCAATGTTCGATGAAAGCATGAAGGAACTTACGTTCCCACGGAGGGTTAGTAATAATATACTCCACAGTCTCGTCAGGGAAGTAGAGGTCTAGGGCATCATTCTGGTAGATACCCTGTGCCCTAGGCTCAACGTCAGACATAAAGATGCACTGAGAATTTCCGCCAGTAAGGTGCTCCAAGTGAGCCACCAATCGACCATCGCCAGCACAAGGCTCAATATAATCGAACTTCCCATAAGGAAGGTGGTCGATCAGTGGCTCCACGGCTTCGATAGGCGTAGGGTAGTAATCCCTCGGAACCCTATCGAAGTTACTCCTTTTGCCCATGATCTAACTCCAGAGGATCAATGTTTGTAGTGAAGTATTTTACAATCTCGTAGGCTTCATCAAGAGTGTCATACCAGAGGTTAACCTGTCCCATCTTACCGTTCTCGGAGACCTTAGCCACGATCATCCAATTCCAATCATCAGGGATACCCATCTCTTCAAGCTCTTCCTCTGGGAAGTCTTCTCTACTAAATGGACCCTCTACAACACCCCAGATCATCGTCTTTGAGGTATTTTGTTCGTCTTCTTCGGTGTAACCAGCAAACCACTCAGAGATACGCAGGAAAAAGAAAGCCATCCACATTCGCATATTATTCACCTTTACTCATTAGTGTTAGGTAATGGTCCATGCTTATGATAGCAAGCCACTCTTTACGATCACCACGACAAAACACAACAGGTTCATATTTCTTTTCCTGTTTAGCTTGGTCATACCAATCATATATTGTCGTTAAAGTCTTACGGCGTTTGACTTCAATAGACACGGGGAGTAACCCCCGTGCCTTAGGAGAGAGTTGTATGTCTTCACCATTCTGGCCCATAGCAGTAGAACGGACATCATCAGGTTCTAGGGTAGGGAAGGTCTTAAGGATAGCATCCCTTACCTCTTGCTGACCTAGCCTGCCTTTTGCTTTCGAGCCTCTGGCGGTTCCCATATTTCACCCTCTTTGCGTCTAAGCCATAAGAGCCTAGCATTCTCTACTACACGTTCAATGTCGCCACCATAAGCCTTCATAACAGAATCCCATAAGTCTTGCTCATCCTTGGCACCTCCTAGTATCTTGTCTGCATTAGCAGGTCCAACACGATAGAGACCAACAATGTTATCAGAATTATCTCCGGTTAGGATTTGCTTATAGAAGAACTTCAGCCCATTAAAATCGTCAACAGTATACCACTCATCACGACCAAAGTTATAATGGCGACAAGGAAGTTGCAGCATGTCTTTGTCAATGGAAGCGACAATAGTGGAAGGTCCATATCGTGTCGCCTCAATAGCAATCAGATCATCTGCTTCTTCCCCATCACTAACAATGGCACCCCACTTCTCGATCAAGTGTTCCCTAACGTCAGCAAGGTGTATCGGTTTGACACTGTCTTTACGATTACCTTTGTATTCGTAAGACTTGGCAATATCAAACCGAAAGTTACCTTTACCTGTCAGATAAACTTGGTATTCATGTGGGGCTGCGACAAACAAGGTTCGTTGTAAGATCGTGTTGATTAACTCGTCTACCTTATCTACCGCAGCTTTCAGGCATTTATCCTGTGCATGGAATGCTGACCTGTATGCAACGATGTCTCCATCAATTAACACTTTAGTCATTGTAGTGCCTTTCCCTGTTACAATTAGCACTGGCCTACTTAAATGTACCTTAACTTGTGTATACCTTACCGTAGGCCAGTAACTATTTCACAGTGTCTCACCCCAGACCATGCTACCATCGTCTTTTGAGAAGCCAACATCCTCAACATAGGTGAACCCGGCACCAAGAAGGAAACTCTTAACTGCATTAGCGATGTCTTGAAGGGTCTCCACATTATCCCGAGAGATACGAACACTCCCCTCAAGACCATCCCACTCTTTGTCGTAGTGGGCTTCAATATTAATAAGCATTAAGCAGCTTCCTCTTTATTAAACAGACCACGGTAGGGGTTATCACCACCGCCAGAGTTGCCTTCATAAGTCACATGGTCAGTAACAGCGATACCCATTACCCGAACACCCGCCCCATTTGCATAAGTCTGGAACTGGACGATAGCCTTAGAGCCGTTACCGATTAGACCATCTTCTTCAAGGTTCCACTCACGCTTATTATCAATCCCATTGGTAAGGTTCAGGATCGTGATAGGGCCACCAAAGTTTACGACTTGCTTACCACCTTTACCATCGAACTCTTTGATGTCGTCAACAACCTGACGTTTCAGTTTCATAAACTTACCGATACCATACTGCGAATTACCCTCAAGGATACGCTGGGAGTTCATTGGCGAAGGGTCAAGACCATCATTCAACAACTTGTCGATCTGTGGCTCATCAGTGAAGTAAGCATTGACTACATATTGACCGCCCTTCTTGTGGATGGCTTGTGCTGCACGGGGGCCTTCTGGGTTCCCCATATCAGCGTTTTCTGGGAAAACTCGTGCCCATTCAAGCACCATTTCCATGTTGTAAGTAGGCATTATCATCTCCTTTTGCCTAGTAGGTATATACTATATAGCACCTTATTTCGTGTTTTGTCAGTTCACGAAATGTTACAGTCGCTAGTGAATTGCTGCATATGTGTTACCAAATTGAACATCAGCTCCTAGTGGGACATTTAAGGACAGCTTAGTGTTCAACTTTTCGACTGCACCCTTCATGATACCCTCAGTCTCGTTCTCATCACCTAGTTTGGTAATTACAATCACCTCGTCGTGGAACTGTCCTATAGTCTGTAAGCCATTTTGACGACATATAGCTACCCAACTATCAAAACAGAATACACCAGTGCCTTGGTTTAAGGTAGAGAAG